AAAAATTGCTGGATAACTAAACGAAGGCAGATATAATAGGAAGTGCAACAGGTGCCACTTCTTTTGCTATATTGAGCGCTGTCTTCCAGAAACCACCTGAATCAGGTGTAGACACAATACCATTTCCTGATGGCGATTTTGCGTACATTTCTTGTGCTACTGCGTAGGCTTGATTCATCTTTTGCATGTCTGGCTTTCCACCAGTTTTGTATGCTGTTAAAAGTTGGTTGGATGAATATACCTCAAAATTGATGACAATTTCCACAGTGAACAATTGGGGTGGTGCGGCAACGACACCAAGACCACTCCCCGCTATTACTAAGTAAGGCAACTCTCCTAAAGGAGGCGCAAAGTCAACATCCCTAAGGAATAGAGACTCGGGACCAAGGGGCAACCATAAGACATGGATGCCTTGCTTGGCTTCTGTTACCATAGAGTAATTATAGTCTGAAACTTCATCAAAAGTGTCTGCTGTGACATGAGAAGTCAATGATGAAGGATAGCATGCAGCTGCCAATCTACCTTGAACTGTCAAGGGAGGAGCGATGCTTTTTAGTTTAACTGACATTGAGATTGGGCGATAGGAATCAACCACATCTTCCCATTGTGCATAAGAATGGATGTCAAAAGTAGCGGAAGCCGTATGAGTTGTAGCATCTACAACTATGGCTGCATTAGTAGCCGCTATTGCAGTTTGACCATTTGTAATTAAGAAACCATCTTTCATGAACGGCTGGATATTTAAAGAGAAATTTCCCCCATTAGTCGGTGACAATACACCAACTGTACGCGATTGAACAACCGCACAAGGGAATAGGCTAAGATCAGGGATCCTAACATCTGTTTTAATATCTGGCTGCATGATAGTTTCAAGATACTCATTTAAATGAGCATCAAAACCATTCTTTTGCCTCATATGAGCGTAAGTTAAAGGATCAGATCGATTACCAGACCTAAGTTTATTAAGTCTCACCTTAGTAATATCGTTCTTAACACTAGTAAGTTCGTTCTGAAGATTAGCAACTTGAGCAGAAGAAGCAGGATTTTTATTTTTCCTTTTTCTTCTCTGCCTAGGCCTTCCTTGGCCATTAGAGTTGTTGTTGTTATTATTGTTAGTTCTAGCTGGAGCTCCACGAGCTCGGTTTTGTCTTTTGACTGTCGTCATTTCCAAAATTAATTTTGGAGGGTTCTCTAACCTCCTTATAAAAGAAGCGATTTCTAATTGCTTGTATTGGAATAATGGCATAGTTTCTAGAACTTGAATACTCTCGTAAGATTTGAATGAAAAAGTCATCAAAAGGGTTAGCATTAATCAAGCCGAGGATTTTCTCCCTTTCTGTTTCTTCCTTATTCAAGAATAAGAGTGATAGAAGTAATTTATATGAATTTCTTAGAGGCACTATCTGGCCTTGTGTTTCAACTGCTTTACATCCGCAGTAAAAAACATCAAATATAGAGGATTCCTCTTC